CTTTTGTCGGCGGCTGCTGACGCAATCAAAAAAGAAATTCTTCCTGACTTTATTATCACCGAACAAAAATTTGCATTTGAACATGCAGATATTATGGGTATTCCTGTAACTGAGGACGTTGACCAATCTACAGGTGAGATTACTTATTCAGGTCAATTCATTTTCAGAAATGATTTTGAATACATTGAACAAATTACTGATTTCATTAACGAATTATTGGATGCGCAAGAAAAAGGAACAATTCCTTATGATTTGTTATTCCTTTGGGATTCTGTTGGTTCTGTTCCATGTAAAATGACATTTGAAGGTAAAGGCGGTAAACAACATAATGCTTCTGCTTTAGCTGATAAAATTGGAATGGGAATTCATTCTAGAATTTCTAAATCAAAGAAAGAAGATTATCCAACAAAAGAAAATCCATTATATGTAACCATGATTGTTGTTAACCAACCGTGGGTGGAACTTCCAGATAATCCATTTGGACAACCAGAGATTAAAGCGAAGGGTGGCGAAGCGTTATGGTTAGCATCTTCAATTGTATTCTTATTTGGTAATCAAAAGAAAGCTGGTATCAATCACATTGATGCAGTTAAAGGTGGTAGAAAAGTTACATATGCAATCAGAACTAAAATCTCAATTCTTAAAAACCACGTAAATGGTTTAGCATATAGAGATGGTAAGATTATTGCTGTACCACAAGGATACATTCATGATACTAAAGAAGCTTTAGAAATTTATAAAAAAGATTATTCTGATTATTGGAATAAAGTTCTTAGTGGGTTTGGTGAAGGTGATATCGTGTTCTCAGAGTCTGAAGATGAAGAGATTGGAGGCGAATAGGAAATTTTATATTGTTTAACATTTAACACAACAGACGAAATGTCTAACACATTATTGGTTGATGGAGATAATTTATTAACCATAGGTTTCTACGGACAAAAGAATAGATTTTATAAGGGTCAACATATTGGGGGTTTATTCCACTTTATCGATACCCTTAGAAGATCTTTCGAGACATATCAGTTAGACAAAATTTGTGTATTTTGGGATGGTAAAGAAGGCTCTCTATCTAGAAAGAAAATTTATCATCACTACAAAGAAAACAGAAAGCAAAGAAACAGAACTCAAGAAGAAATTAATTCTTATCAATATCAAAGAAATAGAATTAAAAAATACCTAGAAGAATTATACGTTAGGCAAGCCGAATTTGAATACTGTGAATCTGATGATTGTATTGCTTTCTATACTCAAACTTCCCCAACAGAAAAGAAAATAGTTTATTCTTCTGATAGAGACCTCGTACAATTAATTAATGATGAGGTTATATTATACAACCCATCTCATAGAAGGGTGTATTCTAAAAATGACATAATGCCTTATGATCATGAAGAAGTACTAATCGAAAACGTAAAGCTCATAAAAATTTTATGTGGCGATCCATCTGACAACATATTTGGTATTAAAAATTTGGGAATAAAAAGGCTCATTAGCCTCTTTCCTGAAATTAAAACAAAACAGTTAACCTTACAAGAAGTAAGAAATCAAGGTAATTTAATATTTGAATCTGATAAAGAGAATAAGTTAATTCAAAACTTTCTAACTGGTGTTACCAAACTAGGTGTTTTCGGAGATGAATTTTTTGAGATAAATAATAAAATGGTTTGTCTAGATGATCCAATATTAACAGACGAAGCTAAAATAGGTATCTTATCCTTGATTAAGGAAAATTTGGACTCAGAAGGTAGGTCATATAAGAACACCATGAAGATGATGATGGAAGATGGTTTATTCAGTATCTTACCTAAAGCAGATGATTCTTGGATAAAATTCCTAAACCCATTTCTAAGGTTAACACAGATAGAAAAAAATAAAAAAAAAATAATAAAATTTAATATTAAAAAGTAACATTTATGAATAGTAACTTACAAGACCCAAACAAATTTGAGTTTTTACTAACATTAGACGGGAATATCATTTGTCAAAGATTTTTCAATGTCAGAGATTATAATCCAAGAACCAGAAGATCAATAAATTTACATGAAGAAGTAAAATTTATTTGTACGGAAATTTCAGACGATTTAAAAATAAAAAGTTCCGATTATTTGAGTGAAAATCAGGCATTTTTTATGAATAACGACATTGTGGAAGACCCCAAAGAACTGGATGAGCAGTATTTTTTGTTGCAAATTAAACAAGGCGACGAGGTATTTATTGAAAGAATATTCCCTGCCCATTACTATCACCCAAAGGTTAGATATGCGGTAGATATCAGACCAAAACTGAGGAAGATTTTGGGAGATTTAACTGAAGTTTTGTCACTTAGCGATCCTGAGACGACTTACCTTCAGTACAAGCTTTAATTTTTTTTAATAATTTGAAATAACATATATATGAATGACATAAATTTTGGTCACTTAGGGGCTAACTATCAGTTATCTTTACTTAAGCTGATCATTGAAGACAGGAAGTTTTCGGAAACAATAATCGAGGTGATAGAGCCTGACTATTTTGATAATAGTGGAATGAAATTTATCGTTCAAAATATAAAAGAATATTTTGAGACTTATGGTAAGACTGTGCCACAGTATAATGCAATCGAGGAACAAATAAAGGCTGAAAGCATTTCCGATACTAACAGAAAGTCAAATCTTGACATGTTATTAAATATTAAAAACCACGTCATTGAACTAGGAAGCATTCCTGGTACCAAGGATAGGGCTATAAAATTCTGTAAACAACAAGTAGTAAAGAAGGCAATTAAGAAAATTGAGGAAATTACTAAAAGGGGTGACTTTGAACAGTATAGTACTATTGAGAAAATTATTCAAGATGCCCTTCAGGTTGGCGTTATGGATCATGAAATCGAAGATGTGTTTGATAATGTCTTAATGGCACTACAAGCAGACAATAGAAGACCAATTCCAACGGGAGTTAATGGTATTGATGGGTTATTAGATGGTGGATTAGGTAGAGGCGAATTAGGGGTTGTATTAGCTCCAACCGGTACCGGTAAAACAACATTATTAACCAAATTTTCAAATGAGGCATACAATTCTGGATACAATGTTGTACAGATATTTTTTGAAGATAACATTAATAACATTAAAAGAAAGCACTTTACAATTTGGACCGGTATATCTCCCAAGGATCAACCATTAGAAGCAGAGAAGATTGAAGAAATCGTTGCTGAAAGAAGAAAAGAATCCAAGGGTGAACTTAGGTTATTAAAACTACCAAGTGATTCTGTTACAATTTCTGAAATAAAATCTAAATTAAGAAAGCTACAATCTGATGGATTTAGAATAGATTTAGTAACTTTGGATTATGTTGATTGTATCACCCCAGAAAAAACGAATTATAATGAAGAGTGGAAAGGGGATGGGGCTATTATGAGACAGTTAGAATCCATGACATCTGAATTTGATGTGGCTATTTGGACAGCAACACAAGGTAATAGAGAATCTATTAAAAGTGAGGTTGTAACAACAGATCAAATGGGTGGGTCAATTAAAAAAGCACAAATTGGTCACGTTGTTTTATCTATTGGTAAAACGATAGAACAAAAAGAACAGAATCTGGCAACAATAACACTTTTAAAATCTAGAATAGGAAGAGATGGTGTAATTTTTAATAACTGTAAATTCAACAATGAGTTCTTAACTATTGACACAGATTTTCAAAATACATTACTTGGATATAAAGAAGAAAAAGAAGAGCAAAAAAGAAACAGAACTAGCACTGTTTACCAACAATTCTTAGAAAAAAATACAAACTAAAAATAAAAAAATGACAGAAAAAATTTTAATGGACAATCCGGGACGTTTCGTTCTTTTCCCAATTCAGCATGATGATTTATGGAGATTATTTAAGCAACAAGAAGCATGCTTTTGGACAGCAGAAGAAATTGATCTTGGACAAGATATATATGATTGGGACAACAAACTAAATGCTGATGAACAACATTTTGTAAAACATGTTTTGGCTTTTTTTGCGGCATCAGACGGAATTGTAAATGAAAATTTAGCAATGAATTTTGTTAATGAGGTTCAATATACCGAGGCAAAGTTTTTCTACTCATTTCAAATGATGATGGAAAACATTCACAGTGAAACGTATTCATTATTGATTGACTCATATATTAAAGATAAACAAGAACAAAATA